CTAATAACGTATTGAAATTCTATAACAGCAGTTCTTTTGTTGGTATTACACCAGGATTAACGGATGTAATAAACGACTCAACACCAGAACTTGGTGGTCATCTTGATTGCAACGATAAAAATCTCACTGAAGTAGGAACTGTCAGTGGAGATAACTTACAAATGGACTTTGGAACTCTTACATAACAATGGCTAAATTATTAAAACTAAGACGAGGTACAACCTCAGAACACAGTAGCTTCACAGGCGCAGAAGGTGAAGTCACTATAGATACAACTAAAGATACTGCTGTTGTGCATGATGGTAGTACAGCTGGTGGTCATCCATTAGTTAAAGAAAATGCAGAAGTTACATCTACTGGTATTGCTAGTAACGTAGTTGATGAAGACAATTTAAAAGTATCTAACACACCTACTAATGGTCAGTATTTACAAGCTCAATCAGGAGCTAGTGGTGGCCTTACTTGGAGTACTGTCAGTCAAACACCTGAAGGTACAGCAGTATTATCTACTGGTGAATCAGGTGGTACGAAATTCCTTAGAGAAGATGGAGATAACAGTTGCTCATGGCAACCCATACCTGTACCTACAAGTATTACAGTTGCAGATGAATCTACGGATACGTCTTGTAATGTTCTATTTACGACTGCAGCAACAGGTAATTTAGCTCCTAAGACAGGAACAAACTTAACCTTTAATTCAAATACTGGAGAACTTACTGCTTCTGGTTTTATAGGGAATTTAGCTGGTAATGCATCGTCAGCATCAACAGGAACAACAGTAACTGTAACTGCTAACGAAAGCAGCGATGAGTTGTTATATCTTGCAATGGTTGATGGGACATCTGGATCTCAAGCAATTGAAGCTGATTCAAGCCTGCAATACAATCCTTCTACAGGAGTTATAACGACTACAGGTTTTAGTGGTGCTTTAACTGGTAATGCTACTACAGCTACTACAGCTACTAAAGCTACAAATGTAACAGTTGCTGATGAGTCAAGTGATACAACTTGTTTTCCAACATTTGTTACTGCTGCTACGGGTGACTTACCTCCTAAAACTGGTTCTAATCTAACCTTTAATTCAAGTACAGGTGCTTTAGTAGCCACGATTGTTGAAGATTCAAAAGGTGATGTAAGATCTATACCTCAAAATACTCAAGCAAATGCTTATACACTTGCAAGTTCTGACAATGGAAAACATATTTTACTTGGTAATACTATTTATATAAATAATGGTGCTCTTCCTGTTGGTGGAGCAGTTACTATTGTCAACAATACCAGTGGTAATTTAGCTATTACAAAGCAAGTAAATACAATGTATTGGACGGCTGATGGCACAAATGCTTCAAGAACATTAGCTACTCGTGGTATTTGTACTATCCTGTATACTGGTAGTACAGAATGTTACATTTCAGGTTCGGGGTTAAGTTGATATGAGTATGCAGCAGATACTACTCTCCTATGGAAAGGGAGAGGATGCAGGTTGGCTTATAATGTCCAACTATCTTACGGCTACACCTTCAAATCACAACTATTATGGAGGTCAAGCTACTAGCCTACACAGGTCTCACAATGGTGATAAATTATATGCCAGTGAACAATGGGAGGATTCAAACGATTCTGACGCTGCTAAATTTGGCCTCAGAAGAATAGATTTAGACGGAAGTAATTACACTGACTTAAATTACAATCGTGGTTTAACTAATAAAGCAAATTATAGCAATAGAAGAGATGTTTATTATAAGGGTTCTGATATAGATAGTAACGACGATTTATATTATATATTGAATGTCAGAGATGGGAATGGTACTAATAATTATTCTTATCATCATTTTGAATATATGAAATATGATACATCCGCTAGTTCGCACTCATGGAGGCATCATATTCAAGGTCCAGCACAATGGAATAGTACAGGACCACGATGTAATACAGGGACTAGTATTTGTGTCTTTAAAAATGGTACTAAATTTAGAATAGAAGGTGGACAATTTTATAGCTACTGGCAAGGTTCTGGTTATAAAAACTGTCATACTACAGGACTTACATCTGATGGACGAGGGAATGATGATCAATGCTTAACCCCTGCTGACCCAGGAAATGAAACTACCAGATTACACATGATGTGGGGGCCAATGGGTAGATGGGGTAATCAATCTAATAGTAATAAAGTTCTTTTTGGTGCTGGTCAATTTATACCTCCTAACTCACAACCTGCGGCTTGTTTCGGAGTATGGGACGGGACAAGTATTAGCAATTTATATAAACGAAATGATACAACTCCTTACACAAACACTCCATCCAAAGCAAGATATTTAAGACAAGTAATTACAAGAAGAGATGGTAGTGTCGGGTATATATGCGTACAGGAATATATCATGGTAAATAGTGTTCAACGTACAATAGCTTCAATAACTAGAGTTGATTCCAGTTTTAATAGAACAAATTATCAACAAGAAAAAACTTTAGACTGGAATTGTAATGTGGCACCTATAGCTGTTGATGACACAGGTGGATCTGATGATGGTTGTTTATATACTGTAAGTAGAGTAACTGAAAGAGTAGTACTTAATGGTAGCGATGTAGATAGAACTATACCTTGTTTGATTAAATATGATACTTCTGGAAATATAGATTGGATAATTAAAATAGACCGACCTATCAATAATGTTGGAGGTAATGGAGTTGGTTTGGAGGGTACTTATGTAAATCTATATACTCCTAAAGTAACCGTAGCTCAAGATGGAAGTCCAATAATTTATGGTAAATGTCAGTGGAATGACCAACCTAATAATCCAAACAATAATGATGCAACTGATAGATATGATTGGTGTACACCCTTCTACTTGAAATTACCTGCTGATGGTTCGTTTGAAGGAACAATAGGATCTAGTCAGCATGAAAAGTGGACAATAACAAAAATAACTAACTGGACTGCTAGTTCTCAAAGCGATAATTGGACTACAATGTCTACTAGTACAAACTCAGAATCGTGGACTGACTACACCTCTCCTGCTTCGTCATCTGCAAGTGCTTATGGAAAAACTTCTACCTCAATAACTTTCTAAGAAATATGGCTTATCCAACAAATATAGATGAAACTGATTTTCCTATGCAACTTAAAAAAGATGATTCGTATATCATATACTTTCACGATGAGTTATATGATTTTATAAATAAATTTAAAATGCCTATTGCAGAAGAAGAAGAAGTAAGTGGTGATTTAAACTATACTGAAGCTAAAGCTGAAATTGATGATCATATAAGTAAAGGTTGGAACCGCATATAAGTGAAACTACCATCCATAAAACTGACTAACGCTTTAGACATGCCTAGCATCCCTCTAAAGCAACCGTCAGCTGAGATGCCAGTATTTCCACCAGTTGTTATACCTCCTAGTAACTTGCAAGCACCAGCTGGAGTAAAGTTAGAAGAAGCAGAGAAAGAAGAAACAGAAACACAAACTGAACAACCAACTCTTAGAGTTCCTGTTGTAAAAATAGATCTACCCTTACCTTCAGCTGAAGTAGTCGCAACGGCTACCTATGCAGCTGTTGCAGCTGTAGCTACTACCACCCTTGCTACTCCTTTATTTGACAAGATAAAGAAACAAATTCAAAAGTTCTTACAAAAGAAAGTAGATAAATGGAAGGAAAACCGCCTGAAGAAAAAGGAGTCCTTGGAAAGCTGAAAGATGCTGTAGAGGATAAAGAACATCAAATAGAGGTGCTTGGAACATTCGTGAGGCTCGGAGTAGTCGTCTGGTCTGGTTTCATCATCACAATGAATTATGTCGAGTTACCCATGTTTAAAAAGAGTGGAAACTCAGATATCACGTTCGTTGCTTCGGTTTTTACGGGAGCCTTAGCAACATTTGGCTTGACCACTGGCAACAAGAATGGCAATGGCAAACCACAAACCGTAGACTGTCCAATGGCTAAAAAGAAAGAAACATGAACAAATGGCTTTTACTTTTCCTACTGGTATCACCCACGGTAGTAAAAGCTGAATTAGTACAACCCAACTTCACCC